ATTGAGGCTTCGTCAACTGTGATTTTTAGCATCAGTTCCGAAGCTCCGTTGGGTCATCTTCCGAGACCCTGAAAGTGATTTGCAAAGGGACAGTTAAACCATCGATCCCGCCATCAGCCGCAATGAATTGTACGCTTCCGAACGCCGCATCGATAGCATTACCTCCGAAAGTATGCCAAGTAGACGAGCCGCTTGCAATCGCTTTTACAACGTCGGCATGGAAAGCATTTAGCATTTCGTCGATAGCCTCTTGCCCTCGCTCGTCTTGCATGACATGACAATGGATATTGAAGGTTTGCCGATAGGCATTAGCAGGCGGACTGCCTGGCCTATCTAACTCGCCGACTCGATCCAATGGCCCTTGCGTCAAGACGATCTGGTTATGCCTTGGCGTAAAGTCTGCGAACCGCTTTGGACGCTGTACCTCGCTGATAACCGTCGAGTACGAACCGCTATCAACCATCGCATCGAGACGCGACTTGAGAGCGAGAGCGATCGTTTCAACAACTGCTACCGGCATTCGAGAATCAGCATCCCTTCATCGTGTGCTATAAGCCTGAGAATCGAGTGAAGCCTTGGAGGTTGTCCAACTCGATCCGAAAAACTTAATTCATCACCACCTAAGTTGAGCTCATCGCTCGATATTCCTTCATTTTCATCATTGGCAACGTGCACCTCAAAAACAGGATACACAACGTCGCCATCTTCAGGGAGGACGCCTAGAGCTTCGCGAACGATAACAGCCTTGATGCTGCGAGTCCTGCCGTTACGTTTTTTGTATCCAGCAGGTTCTGCAAAATCATTGAGGTTGGCGAAGACCTTCTTGGCATCCTCTTTGATGAGGTCATGAAGGCTCATCGGTTACTGACGCTTGCCGTCGATTTCGATGTAATCCAGCTCGAAAACGTCGGCGTTTGTATTTGCCGCTTTTTGAAGCTGAACAATCGGTTGAAGGCCAGCCGAGTAGCCAGACATGTCGAAGGTTGTTTCTTTCGCCACTCGCACTCCGTCAACGTAGAACTTAACGTCCTGCTTGCCGCCAGTGAAGTCGATAACGAATTCCTTGTAGGTCGTCCCAAGGGCAACGCCGGTCGAGACATCGTTATTGTCTCGCACATCGTCATCCGTTTCAACGTAAACAAGGCTCGTGCTGTTAGCCCCTTCCATTCGGAACCAAGCATGAGCCGTAACGCTGTCGGCGGTATCGTTTCGAGCCGAACCGAGACCGAAGACCAAGATGGATCCACTGGTAAAGGTCGATGCACCGATCCGAGCCCGCATAACAACCCGCTGAACGTCGTCGATATCGAACGCCAACGCATCACCGTGACCGCCGCCGAGGATCTGGATTTGGCTCGCACTTGTAAGGGTCAAGACCTTTCGGTCGTTGTTCCTCTGTGCTGTCGGAGGTGCTGCCCCAGTAATCGCATAGACCCAAGGGGAAGCGATGTTTGCCGAAGTTGGAAAGGATACCGCTGGCCCGATGAAGTCATCGACGTACGGTTTGAAGTCTTTCATGCCTGCCATGTTTTTATATTCCTGTTTTGTAAAAAATTCTTGCTGTCCCAAAAAGCCCCCGGGCAACTGCCCAGGGGCGATAAATCAACCGAACTAGGTGCGGTTGCCGTAGAATCCGACATGATCGATCATCGCGCAACCCATCGATTGACGGATCTTGAAATCGTACTTGTCGCTAAGCATCGTCCATTCGTTTTCCAGCACCGGCGATTCTTCGCCCTGCAAGAAAACGATCTCGGCGGTATCGACTACCGAACTTGACGCGATCAAATACCAGTTGGTCGCGTTGTTGTTGTCGAGCAAAGCAGTTGCAACCACTTGCAATGGACGAACGCCGTTCACCCCGTAGAGGCTTGAGATACCTTCGTTGCCGTTGGTCTGCGCGAACGAAAGGCTATTCGTTATCCGAAGAGCCGTCGATGCGTACCGCTGAGGCACAAGCAATACCGATGGAACCAAGTTAAGCACCGAGCCGTTCAGACCCTTCTGCTTTGCCATCAACTCAAAGCCTTCGTCGAGAGTCGTTTCACTCGGAGCCGCTGGAGTCGTCGAGGTAATGTTTCGCCCGCTAACGTGCGATGCCGAGAACAAAACAACTCCATCCGGCATCGTCGGGTTACTCAAAAACGTGTCATAGACGAGCTGTTCCTGAGTCCGTCGAGCCGCAACGCCTTGCATCGATGGGATGCGAGACAATGCATCAAGGTTATCGTTGATGATGGTTTCCCAGGTCACCGAGAAATTCGCACCGAACTTGTCGATGTTGTAGGTCTTGCGTCGGTCGCTGAGCTTCTTTTCGGGATACTCCTTGCCCTCGGGAACGACTTCAAGATTTTGAAATTCGCTCAACTGCGTAGCGTGGATATCTTTGAAGTCCTCAACGCTTTGACGCTGACGAACCCAAGAAGACCAAGTGTAAGGAGCTTCTTCGTAAGCCGCCCTGAGCGTGTTGTTGAGGCCATCAAACAGGATATTCTGGAAAGATCCTGTAGTATGGAAAACATCAGCCAAACCGCGCTTAACGTTGTTGAGCGTCGGAGCGTGTCCCATCGCCATTCGCGCGATGTCTTTTTTGGTGTGCTTCTCAGGGTCGATGCCCATGCGACGAACGCAAGCTTCAGCAAGACGGTAAATGCCGAGGTTAGCAAAGTGACTTGCTCCCTCTGCCTTCGGTGCTGCTGTTCGCTTACCAGTCCCTTGGAAACATCGCTGCGTAAACCCAGCCTTAGCTGCGTTTTCAAATTTGTCTTGCTCCGATTCACCGAAGCCAATGTGAGAGCCTTCGACGGCCCCGCCTAGTGGTTGTGAAGCCATCTTTCGGATGATCCTTTCTTGAGCGATTTCAACGGTCACTGATGGATCGTCAACCAATGCGTCTGCAAAGCTTCGCTCAAGCTTAGCAAGCGTACAATGGGCAACGATTGTTTTACGTCGGTCGTCGGCTGCCTTGAGTTGTCTTGCAACCTCGGCTTCGACTTTCTTTTCGGGATCCTCGACAGGTGCTACTGCTTCGGCCCTCATCGCTTCTTCGGGCTTCTTGTCGGCCATCGATTCAACTTGCTCCATTGGAGCGTCGCTCGATTCATCAGCCGCTTGAGCTGCTGCCTTGCCTGCGAGGAAGATGATGATTTGAGTTGGATCGGTCATGCCTTCTGGCAACCCGAGCCCCTTGAGAGTTGCCAAAAGCGACTCGTCCATACGCTGAACCCTTTCTTCTTGGTCGTAAGACCTTCGCACCGTAGAATTCGGATCTGCGCCCGTTGCACAGATCGAAGCATTGTGAGGTTCCCAGGCGGTTACTATTTCCGCTGGCCCCTCGATCACTTGGCCTCTTGGCGTAGTGTACGTTTGGCCCTCTCTAACGAATTGACGCTCTAGGATTTGTGCGTCGATCGAAAAGTCATTCAAGTGGCCTTCGGTGTATCTTGTCGCGACGATTTGACTATCTGGATCGCTCGCAAAATCAGGCAAGCCTAAAAGCTCATCGCCCTCGATAACGATGTTTCGAATTGATCCGAAGACATTGCGAACAGTCTTATCATTGTGGCTGTCAACGATTGGAAGTTGTCGCTTGTCGTTTCGGAAGCGAACGCCATCCATCAAGAGGACTTGCTTGATCCATCCGCGAGTCTGATCGTAGATGTCAATCGGAGTTTCGGTCGCAATCACCGCTCGACCATCCTTGACGGTTCCGAATTGGCGAACAATGGATCTGCCATCAATGGACTTAGCTTCGCGTCTTGCGTCGAGTTCTTTGCGTCGCTTGATTAGGTTGCTCTTGTTCATTGCGTCACCTCAGCCGGTAGCGTGTCAACTGATCCGTCTTTTGCGTCGTCAATAAGGGCTTGTACGCTCGCTTCACTCATGCCGACCGATGACAGGAAAACCTTGGCCGCTGCTTCGCTAATGACCCCGCTGGAAAGCTCATTGAGGGTCTTGGCGATGGCTTTGCGATTACGGTTGAATTGGAGCGTTGACAGCCCCATCATTTCGCCGCTGCCGGTCGCTGGTTGCGTTTCAACCGCCCCTTGAGTCTGAGCCGCTGAAATCGCTAGCTGGGTCTGTTCTGGAGTCTGCAAGCCAAGCTTTTTGAGCAATCGATTTTCTTTGGCCCGCTGATAGAACACCGTTCGGAAGTTGAGCCCCTGAGCCCCGAGCACTTCGGAGTAGGTCGCGGTAAATGAGTTGATGCCCGACTCGCTTGTTTGCTGCTCAACGCCTGGATCCACCCATTCCCATTTAGGCGTCTGCCATTCGACAGGAGTAAACCGCCTGCGATCGCTTAACAGGTCAACAGGCGAAGGAAAACCTTCAAGGCTAGTTCTGGTCGCTGCATCGCAAAAGCGATCCCAAACAGGCTGTAGCAAGTGCCGAATGATGTATCTCTGGATGATTCGGAACCGCCGACGATCTTCCAATTGGCTCGTTCGACTTGAACTGTAAGACGTTTGGCTGTAGTCGCGTGCTACAACTTCATAGGACAGCCCCGTACCAACTGCGATTCCCCGAAGGATTACCTTCGTCCATTCGCCCGCACTGTTGTTTGGCCTGGTTGGATTGATGACCTCAACCGATTCGTTTGGATTAAGATCAAAGATCAGTCCAGGCTCTAGGTATCGCTCACGGTTTCCGTTTCTGTCGTTTCCGCTTCCCGCATCTGGGTTGCTTAAGTTGCCCATTGGCGTTTCGGTCTTGATCGCTGCGGTAAAGCAGGATGCAATCGCCGAGGCTTGGAGCTCGTTGTCGAGATATGTTCCAAGATCCCTTATTGATGCCAACGCTGGAGCAAACCAAGTAACGCCGCGCGTTTGACCTACTCGATCTTGGCGGAACAGGTGAATGATCTCCCTGGCCGGAATTTCCTTCGGAGTCCGGCTGACTGCGTAAGGTTGCAGAGGATGATCGTCATAGATCATGTACGCAAGAGGTTTGCCGTATTCGTCAACCTTGATCCCGCGAATCACCCGCGTACCATCCTTGCGATCGATGCCCATCGTGTAGGTATCTCGATCGGTCGCTAGCCGATCGGCTTCGATGATCTCAAGGGCCATCGGAATCGGTCGAGAGATTCCCCGGTATTCCGTCGATGGAAGATTGACAATCCGAATCAGCACTTCGCCCGCTTCGACCATTTCACGAAGGGCGATAATCTGAATTTCTTCGAGCGTTAGTCTGCCGTTGATGTCAGCCACTTCCGACCACTCCGACCAAGCTTTATCGCGCAGGTCGTTTATGTCCTCGATGTCATCGCCTTCGGGAGTCTCATAGGTGCTTTGAGCCTGGATGCCCGCACCGATTACCGATGAGACGATCGTATCGACCACGCCCCAAGCGTAAGCATTATCTCGAACCAAAAGCCTTGCCCATGCCCGAAGCTTATCGGCCCCGAATGGCCCCATCAATTCTTGGTCAGCTGGTAGGTTTTTCGGATTCTTGTTGCTGCTGACCCTAGATGGTTCGGCCCCTTGGTACGATCGTGCAAGGGCTTTCCTAGCTGCTTGCCGTCGCAATCCTGCAATCGGACTTACCGCCGATACCACTGAATCGATGAATCGATCAATCATCGACTGCCCCCTACGATTCTACCGAGGGAGATGCCGCCTGATCCGCTTTCACGTTGGATTTGATGGAGTAGCTTGTTTCGCTGTTCCATCAACGACGCTAGGTCAAGTTTGGTAACCGTCCTAGATCCAATGGAATACTGAGACGCTCCCCCGTTTAGGAGAGCCTCGATAGCTTCGTCAATCAATGCCAACAGAGTTGCTGCTGATGCCATGCACAAAAGATTGCATGGAGAGCAAACATTCTCAATCGTCTATAGCGACTTGTTACCACGCCGATGGTAAACCGCTTGCTATTCCTCGACTTGCTTGTACCGATATCCGCAAGGCTTCCAACCGCATCGGATGTAGCGAGTGTTACCCTTCGTGCAATAGACCCGACTGTAGCTAGATCGTGTAGGTCGTTTCGCTGTGCATTGAACGCAATCGCGAGGGCGAAACCTCGGGAGAGTCTCGGCAATCGATTCTTCCTCTTTGGTTAAAGGGCTGATTTCGGGATGCGGTATTTCTTGAGGGTTGCAATCTTCGCGGGGGATAGGGCTTTCGCTAACTTCCTTCATCGCTTGCATGTATACTCTTGCTGATGAGTAGTTAGGGCTTTCGTGACCAAGAGCATCGGCAGGAACGCCTAGCGATTCAGCCATCTTGCTAGTGATCTCGCCTATGAATTCTTTCGTGGTTTGCGTTGGGTTTTTCGGGTTGATAGGCTCTGGATCGACCCGAGGATCTACACATTCCCACTTGGTCGTTTGCTGCTTTGGTTTCTTACTCATATCATCCTCTCCGTTTTGGAATCCACCCACCTTGCCGCTGCTTGAATCTTTGCTGCCCGTGCCTGTAGGCTTGTTGTGCTGGCTTTGTTTGCTTAGGCTGTTCGCCGCTAACGTGCTTCGGTTGCACCTCAATCTCACTTGGAGCAATCAGCTTTACGCCGCAAGCCTCACTAGCCGCCGCTGCCATGTAGGTCGCATCGAGCCAGTGGTTGTTATCGTCTTTCGGAAGCCAATAGGTTTTGGTTCCCTTGCCCTCAGTAAACTTCGTCACTAGTTCTTCGGCTGCGATATGCTGCGCGTACTGGCTATGTCTGCGTTCTTCCTCAAGTGAAAACAACGAAAGCGACCCGCGCCGAAGCATGTTCGATTCGTCGAAAGTCGGAGTCAAAAACCGTTCATGGATGAACTGCTTCCAATACGATGTGTCTAGCTCATAGAGCCAAACATTCGACGATGGAAGCTTTTGAGCGTGAAGATTGGCTCCTGCAATCGTCACCGAACTGGACTTGGCTTTCCGATGGTATGGGTCTTGACCTTTCGACGGATGAAAGATCCCGCCAACCTCACGGCAGAATTGGTAGGCTGCGTTGGTGAATGCACCGGAATCCACGAGACAAAAATCGATCGTTCTGCGAGTGCCTGTTGTGTCGCTGAATTCTTTGGTTAGCAAATCGTCCCGAAGCGATAGCAAGGCCTGATAGATCATCGGCTCGCTGGCTTCGTGATTCATGCTCTTATCCGTCCCGTAAACCTGCTGGATACCATAGTCCACTACAACGCCTCCAGCACCGTGCCACCAAGCGGAAACTACCCAATGCAAATAGTATTTGCCTAGATCGATCGCCGCCGTAAGTGCCACCGTATTGGCAGGCAACTGACGACGAACCAAACCGCTTATCCTCGACTCGACTAGAGCAGGAGTGATCCCAAGGCCCATCGGCCCGGCTTCCTCAGGTGGATCGTTGTCAATCTCGGTCGATACTGCCTTTTGGCCTACGTCTGCGACTCGATTGAAATAGCTTTGCACCGCCGACAATTCCATCGGCTCGCCATCGCTGTGCATCTTCTTGCTGTAGCTGTGCGGATTGCTGACGACAGAACCACGCTCGATTTCCTCTTGATTGTCACGCCAAAAGCGGAAAGCCTCCCGAGCGTCTGGATCGTCGTCTTTGCGTCCTTTCCTCATGTCGATGTACTTCTCTATCAAGTCCATTCGATCCGGCTTAGTCACTAGCTTGCGATATCGCTTGCCCCTCCAGGATGGCTTCTGCTTTGCGTCGGTGTACTTGAAGGCAATGCACTTTCGATTCTGGATTGTGCAAAGCATGACTCTAGGGATCCGCTCTGAGGACTGACCTAACCCCGCGATGTCTTGTTCGATTACTTCCTCGTTCTTCTCGATCGTCGTTTCACTCGCCGCCGCTTCCCTATCCTCGATGTCATCGATAATGGCAAGCGTTGGTCGTCTGCTTCGGTACTTCGTCCCTCGGATCGCACCATCGATGCCCAAAGAGTAAAGCACCTGACCGC